CCGCTTGGCCGCGGGCCCCGGGTGCCATGAGCCCGGTCTCCGGTTTGCGGTACATCTGGGCCGGGGCTCGCGGCCGATCTTTCTCAGGCGCGTTAGCGCCGCAGGGGCCCGCGGCCAAGCGGGCTCACGAGCCGGACGGAGGTCCGGCGACCGAGCGAAGCGAGGCTACATAAATGACTTATCAGGCTCCAAACTACTTCCGTCAGGGGGATCAGGCCTTCGTGTTTGGCGGCAAGCTGGTCTTGCCGGACGGCACGGAAATCGATGCTCCGACCTTCATGCTCTACGATGTCGTCGATCTGATTGCGGCGACCGGAACCGGGGCGGGCGCTGTCCTGGCCTGGCAGAACCCGACTGGCAAGGCGATCATGGTCCATGAGCCGATCATCGATCTGACCACCGAGGCAACCGGTGCGGCGACCGTCGATATCGGCGTTGCGGCGGACGGGACGACGACAAGCGACACGCTGTTCGACGGTCTCGATGTCGGCGCGGCGTCGGGCATTTTCGTGGCTCCGGCCGGCGCCGGGGCGAACGATGCGGGCACGCGCCGGATGACGGCCTCGCAATACATCACCGGCACGGCCTCGGCGACGCTGGCCGGCCTCGTCGGGAAGATCATCATCCCGTATTACATTCTGGGATAGCCAGCGCCTCCGCGCTGGTTGTGAGCCCGCTTGGCCGCGGGCCCCGGTCGCCACAAACCCAGGCCCTGCTTGGGGCACTCATGGGGCCCACGGCCAAGTGGGCCAAAGCCGGACGGATGTCCGGCGCAAATCCGAAGGATTTCAACATGAAAGACATTCAGACGGAGCTGGACCAGGTGCTGTCGATCGCAGCTGCGGTCTACACGGACGACAACACCGAGGTCTCGGTCGATCTACAGGGGTACGACGCCGCGCTGGTGGAGCTCTCGGTCGGCGTCGGCGGCATCACCTTCACCACGAGCAACAAGATCGAGTTCAAGCTGACCCATTCCGACGACGACGTGTCCTACGACGCGGTCACGGCTGCGGATCTGGTCGGCGAGCCGACGGTCGGCACGGGCGGCATCATCCTGTCCTTCACCTCCGCCAAGGCGGCGGCCTCGGTCCACAAATTCGGCTATATCGGCAACAAGCGCTATCTGCAGCTGCTCGCCGACTTCAGCGGCACGCACGGCACCGGTACGGCGATCGCCGCCCACGTCCTGAAGGGCCACGGACGCCTGAAGCCGCCGGTCGGTGAGTGAGGGGAGGCGCGTTAGCGCCCGGGCCCCGCGCCCTTCCGGCGTTTTTCCGAGTGAGCGTAACACCAGCGCCGGCGCCCCGTCTGGTCGCCCCCCTGATCAGGCCGGCGCTGGTGGTGATTTTTAGCAGGGCTTCGCTCGTGGCGCCCGCCCCGGATCGCGGCCCGGGGCCAAGGGGCCCGCGGCCAAGCGGGCCGGCGCGGAGCGGATGCGAAGCGCGCGAGCGAGAGCGAGCCTGGCAAAAATGTGGCTGAACCGAACGTCAGAGCCGTCCGAGACGCCGATCTCGCTGGCCGAGGCGAAGGCGCATCTGCGCGTGCTGCATGACGACGACGACGCCTACATCACGGCGCTGATCGATGCGGCGACGCAGCATCTGGAGGGGCGCGACGGGATCGTCGGGCGCGCGCTGGTCACGCAAAGCTGGGAATACCGCATCGACTGCTTTCCGGCCTGCGGGCGGATCGAGCTGCCGCTGCCGCCGCTGCAATCGGTGGCGAGCGTGACTTACGTCGATCAGGACGGCGCCCTGCAGACGCTGTCGACGGACGTTTACATGGCCGAAACGTCGACGATCGTCGGCATGATCCGGCTGAAATACGACCAGCAATGGCCGTCGACGCGCTACGAGCCCTACGCGGTCCGGATCGCCTTCACGGCCGGCTACGGCGCGGCTGGCGCGGTACCGGAGACGCTGAAGAGCGCGATCAAGCTGTTGGTCGGCCACTGGTATCTGCGCCGCGACATGGGCGAGGACATTCCGCGCGGCGCGCCCTTCGCGGTCGAGGCGCTGATCGCGCCGTTGAGGATTGGGAGAATTTGATGCCCGCGCTCAAGAAATTTCTGGCTCAGGACTACGCCACGACGGAACGTCTCGGGCGCGAGGTCGAGGCGCTGGATGGCCAGCTGGCCGACATCGAAAATGATCTGGAAAATGCGCTTGAGGATTTTGCCGCCGCCGAGCGCGAGCTGGAAGAGCAGCGCCAGCGTGGCGAGCGTCTGACGCGCCAGGGGCAGGATCTGCAGCGCGAGCTGGAAAGGGCGGCGCGGGACTACAGCAACGCGGTGGGCGACGCAATCGACGCTGGCACGGATTATTACGAAGTCAGCACCGCGTCGTCGACGGCGCAGGGGCTCGGTCTCTGATGCCGATCGGCCAGCTTGACCAGCTCCTGACCTTTGAAGCGCCGACCGTCTGCGAGGACGGCTATGGCGGCGGCGAGGTGGACTGGACCCATCAGGCGCGGGCCTGGGCGTCGGTGAAGCCGGTGCAGGCGCGCGAGGATGAGCGCCAGGGCGCGCAGCGCGCCGCCGTGGTCTACATGATCGAGTGCTGGCAGGACGGGCTGACCGCCGTCACCGAGGCCAGCCGCATTTCCTGGCGGATCCGGCCGAACGATCCGGAGCCGGCCTATCTGAACATTCGCGAGATCCGCCGGCCGCCGACGCGGTCGATGATGATGGTGATTATCGCTGAGACTGGGGTGAGTTTATGAGTGGATCAGCGCCTCCGCGCTGATCGTGAACCCGCTTGAGCGACGCGGAGGCGTCGCGTGTGACCGAAGGGAACCAGAAAATGAGCTACCGCCGCATTCGCGCCGAGGACATGAAGAAAGAGGACATCGCCGCTCTGACCGACGAAGAGATCATGGCCATGCCCGAGGAAGAGGTCATGGCGATCGATCCCGAGGAGGTCTATGCCGAGGAAGGCGGCGGCGACACGGCGGCCTCGGTCGAGGATGTCGTCGAAGTGGTCGATCAGCGCCAGTCTCTTGTCGACGAGCGCAACCAGTTGCAGGACCGCATTGCCGAGATCGATGCGATGATCGCGGAAATGGACGCCGCCGCCGTCGCCACGGTCGAGGAAGCCGTTTCCGAACCGGCTGTCACGTCGACCGAGCCGGACCCGGTCCAGGCTGAGGAGACCATGGACGAGAAGGAAAAGGTCCAGGCCCGCCGCCGCGCCATGCGCCGGATGGCCCGTCGCGCCCGCAGCCGCGGCGGCCGCTACCGCCGGGCTGCTTGATGGCCAGATCCACCATTCGCGGACTGACCGCGTTCAATGCCTCGATCGACGACGTGGTGCGTTCGGCCGATCGGGAAATTGACCGGGCCAACCAGGACGCGGCGGAAATCGTACAGCGTCATGTCGTGCCGCGCGTGCCGGTCGATACGGGCCAGACGCGCGACGCCTTTGCCTCGCCGCGCGCCGTGGGGCGTTCGCGCAAGAACGAGGGGGGCTGGCGGTTCGGCCTGCTCACCCCTGCGCTGCAGAAAAAGGGTTACAAGGCGCGCTGGATCGAGTTCGGCACCAAGGGCGACAGCCACGGCCATCCGCATGCGGCGCGGCCATTTTTCCGCCCCGGCGTCGAGGCGGCCCGGGACGAAATTCGCGCGCGCTGGCGTGACGCCGTCAAGCGCGCAGCGAAATTGCGTTAAGATCAAGAGGAGCCAGCTCAATGTCGAAATACACTGCGGCCCGCGAGGTGCTGCTGAAGGCCAAATTCCCCGGCAATACGGCCTTTCTGACCATCGCCGGCGTCACGACGCGGACGCTCCGCTTCGCCGACCGCTCGATCGACGTCACCAACCAGGACAGCGACGGCGAATGGCGCGAGCTGGTCCAGGATATCGGCACGGACAGCCTCGACTTTGACGGCGACGGCAAATTCGTCTCCTCGGCGGTGATGGTCCAGCTGCTGCAGGCGCGCCGCTCCTCGGGCATCATCGACTACCAGGTTGTCATCCCCGGCCTCGGCACCTTCGAGGGCCCGTTCGTGATCGGCCTGCTGGAATTCACCGGCGTGCACGGCCAGGAGCTTCAGTTCCGCGGGCAGTGGCGCTCGGCCGGCGTCATCGCATTCTTCCCGAACACGGCCGCAGCTTAGGTTGGCGTTTCGCGGTTTCGTTTACATGTCGACATCTTTTGGTAAAGGACCTTAACCTATGGCCACACTCACGGTTCAGGACATCGAGCAGGGCGGCTCGGCGATCACCTATTCGACGCCGAACGCGGCCGGAGATGATTTCGTCGCGGCGGACGACAATCGCCACGCGCTGATCACCAAGAACGGCACGACCGGTACGATCACGCTGACGGTCAGCGCGCAATCGGCCTCCGCGCCGCAGGACGGCGTCGGGGTACTGAGCGTTTCCGACATCAGCCAGGACATCGCTGCCGGCGCCGACCACATCCTGACGATCACGCGGGCCTATATCCGCACCAATGACGGCAAGGTGCAGTTCAGCTACGACACGCAGACCGATGTCGACGCTGCGGCGGTTCGTCTGAAGCGGATCGATTGATGGCCGATCACGCCGCTCACGCCTCGAAAATCACCGTCGGCGGGCAGGAATACCGCGTCCGCCGGACCTTTGCGCTGATCTGCCGGATCGAGGAGCGGTTCGGTCCGATCATCGAGCTGGGCAAGCGTCTGGAGAACGCCGCGCTGACCGGGCGCGAGCAGGTCGATCTCTACAAGGCTCTGCTGGCCGATTGCGAGGATCCGCCGTCCGACGCCGCGCTGGAGGATCATCTGATCCGGCAGGGGCTGATCCAGGTGATCGCGGAGGTGCATCCGATCGTCACCAGCTTTTTCGTCGGTGAGGACCGCTTCATGAAACGCGTCGCGGAGCAGGCTGCGGGAAACGGCAGGGCCCCGGATCAGCGTCCGGGGCAGGCTTCGTCGACTGGGGCGGGTTTCTCGGAGCCGCCGCCCGACTGGGATGGCGTCCCGCCGATTTCTGGTCGGCAACCTTTTACGAACTGACGGCGGCGCTGACGGCCCGCTTCGGCGAAACCGCGCCCGAAGGCATGAGCGACGACCGCCTCGCCGAGCTGATGGAACTGTATCCGGATTAGTGGGTCAGCGCCGCCGCACTGACCGTGAGCCCACTTGAGCGACGCTTGCCTGGTCGCGTTCAGCAAGCAACGCTCCGTGGGCCCTGGCTGCCACGAACCCAGGCCTCGCTTGAGGCACCCGGGGCCCGCGGCCAAGCGGGCCAGCGCGAGGCGGATGCCGAGCGTGCGAGCGAAAGCGAGCCTGACAAATGGCCTCAACTTCCGACATGGTGGCTGAGCTCCACGCCAATATCGAGCCGTTCCGGCGCGGGATGCGTGAGGCCCAGACCACGGCGCGGCAATCGACCGGCTCGATCCTGACCGAGTTCCAGAAGCTGGAGCGGCGGATCGACGGGCTGACCGCGCCGCTCAACCGGTTGCAGGGCGTGTTCACCAGCTTCGGCCGTCTGGCGGCGGGCGGCGGTGCGCTCGCCGGCGTCACGGCCATGGTCCGCAACACGCTCGACACGCTCGCCGGCATCCAGAAGGCCGCCGACAGCATCGGGATCACGACCGACAGCTTCCAGGAGTTGAGCTTCGCCATGTCGCGCGCCGGCGTGGCGACTTCGGAGCAGTCGCAAGTGCTGCGGACCTATGCCGAGCGGGCCTTCGAAGCCGCCCAGGGCAATGGCGCGCTGTACGAAGCGCTGCTGAACTACAACCCCGAGGCGCTGAAGGCGCTGCGCCAGACCGGCGATCTGGCCGGCCAGCTTGGCGTTCTCGCCGAGGCGGTCAAGAACGCTTCGGGCGAGCAGCAGCGCGCCGCGCTGATGACGGCGGCGTTCGGGCGCTCGAATGACGATCTGCGCCGCTTCCTGGTTGGCGGGCAGTCGGCGATCCAGACCTCGATCGAGAAGGCGCGCGAATACGGCATCGTCCTCGACGAGGAGCTGGTACGCAAGGCGCCGGAGATCCAGGAGAAATTCGAGGCGCTGTCGGCTGCCATCTCGACGCAGTTCCAGCAGGCGCTGGTCGCCGGCGCGCCGATCATCGTCGAGTTCGCGCAGACGCTCGCCGATCTTTTGAACAATGTCGTCTTCCCGGCGATCGACGGCTTCAACGCGCTGGCCCGGGCGGTCAACAGCGCCGTCGGCATGTTCAGCGAAATCGGCGACCGCTCGCTGAACACGCTGAACGACAATCTCGCCTCGGTGAATGAGGAGATCGCCAAGCTGGAGCGCCGCGGGCCGATGGGCGCGGGCGACTTCATGAGCATGATCGGCGTCGACGCCGAGGAAGCCGAGCGCCGTCTGGCGAAGCTGCGCGAGACGCGCGACGCGCTGCAGCAGGAAATCGAGCGGCGGGGCTGGGTGCCGTCCTTCGAGGTGACGCCGTCCTTCCGCTCGGGCACGGGCGTGCCGGATCGCGGCGGGCGCAGCGGCGGCGGATCGGCGGGCTCGGCCAACCGCGCGCTGTCCGAGCTGGAGCGCATCCACAAGGAAATGCTGCGCGTCACCGGCCGGACGACGGAGCTGATCCAGTTCGAGCACGACAAGCAGCTGGAAAGCCTGCAGTCCTATCTGCGCGAGGGGCTGATCTCGGTCCAGCAGTTCGAGCAGGCCCGCCAGGAGCTGGCGACGATCACGACCGTCAAGCTGCAGGAAGAGGCATTCAAGCAATTCGAGCCAGTCGCCAATGCGATCTCGTCCAATCTGACGCGGGCCTTCGACGAGTTCGTCCAGACCGGCAAGCTGAATTTCCAGGAGCTGGCACGATCGATGCTGGCCGACCTCGCCAAGGTCGCGTTCCAGATGTCGGTGATCCAGCCGCTGTTCGGCGGCGCGCCGGGCCAGCCCAACACCGGCGGCGCGTTCGGCTCGCTGCTCGCCGGCGTGTTTCACGATGGCGGCATCGTCGGGGCGGGCGGTCCGCGCCGGGAAATTCCGGGGCTCGCTTTCGCCACGGCGCCGCGGTTTCACGATGGCGGTTTTCCGGGGCTGCGCGCCGGCGAGGTGCCTGCGATCCTGGAGCGCGGCGAAATGGTGGTGCCGAAAGAGCGCGCCGGCCGGATGGGCGGCGGCATCGTGTTCAACATCTCGACGCCCGACGCGGACAGTTTCCGCCGGTCCGAAGGCCAGATCACGGCCATGATCGCCCGGGCAACGCAGCGCGGTAGGAGGAATATGTGACGGTGGTTTTTTGCGGGGCTGGCTTCGCCAGCGCGGCGGACCTCCGTCCGCCTTGTGGGCCCACTTGGCCGTGGGCCCCGGTTGCCCCGAACCTGGGCCTTGCTTGGGGCACCTGGGGCCCGCGGCCAAGCGGGCCAGCGCGGAGCGGATGCGAAGCGCGCGAGCGAGAGCGAGCCTGATAAAGAATGTCCTTCCACGAAGTCCGCTTCCCGACAGCCATCTCCCTGGCCTCGTCCGGTGGGCCAGAGCGCCGCACGGAGCTCGTCATCCTCGGCTCCGGCTTCGAGGAGCGCAACCAGCGCTGGGCCGACAGCCGCCGGCGCTACGATGCAGGTTGGGGCATCAAGACGCTCGACCAGCTCTGGCAGGTCGTCGAGTTCTTCGAGGAGCGGCGCGGGCGTTTCCACGGCTTTCGCTGGAAGGATCACGCGGACTTCAAATCCTGCCAGCCCTCGGGCCGGCCGGGCGCGCAGGACCAGACCATCGGCACCGGCGACGGCGCGGATGTGACGTTCCAGCTGTCGAAAACCTACGGCGCGAGCTTCAACCCCTGGACGCGCGAGATCAAGAAGCCGGTGCAGGGCACGGTGAAGATCGCCGTGAACGGGAGCGTGCAGGCCGAGGGGACGGACTACACGATCGATTACGCGACCGGCGTGGTGACCTTTCAGCCCGGCTCGGTGCCGCCGGACACGCATCCGGTGACGGCCGGCTTCGAATTCGACGTGCCTGCGCGTTTCGACACGGACCGGCTCGAGGTGAACCTGGACAGTTTCGCGGCGGGGCAGATCCCGAATATTCCCGTGATCGAACTACGGATTGCGTAGTTCGATCACGGTTTTTTGCTGGGCTGGCTTCGCCAGCGCGCGCTGCCTCCGCAGCGCTTTGGCCCACTTGGCCGTGGGCCCCGGGGTGCCTTTAGCGAGGCCTCAAATCTGGGTAAGGCGCGAAGCGCCGCAGGGGCCCGCGGCCAAGCGGGCCAGCGCGGAGCGGATGCGAAGCGCGCGAGCAAGGCGAGCAAGCAAAAATGGTCGCATTCAATAAATTCAATTCGTTCGTCGAATATCTCGCCGAAGGGGTGTTCGATCTCGAAAGCGACGCGCTCAAGATCGCGCTGACCAACGTCGCGCCGGATGCGGACGACACGGTTCTGGCCGACCTGACCGAAATCACTGCCGGCAACGGCTACACGGCGGGCGGCGTGCCTGTCACCGTGGCGTCCTCCGGCCAGACGAGCGGCACCTACAAGCTCGTTCTGGAGGATGTGACGATCGAGGCTTCGGCGGGGCCGGTCGGGCCGTTCCGCTATTTCGTCCTGCTCGACGACACGCCGACAACGCCGGCCGATCCGCTGATCGGCTGGTGGGATTTCGGATCGTCGATCACCCTGCTCGCCGGTCAAAGCGTGCTGGTCGACTTCGACGCGGTGAATGGCGTCCTCGACCTGGCCTTTGCCTGATGCCGGATTACACGCTGACGGCCGAAACGGGCAGCTTCACGGCAACCGGGCAGGGCGCGCTGCTGTCGCGCCGCCTGGTCGCGGCGAAGCGCAGCTTTCGTTTGCGGGGGTATCCGGCCGACATCCGCAAGCAGTCGCCCGTCCAGACCGCGCCGACGACGCCGCTGGCGGTGCAGCGCGGCGTGCTGCAGGCCTGCCAGATCGCGATGGGCGGGCTGGGGATCAAGGTCTACGATCACGTCCCTCACGGACAGCCTTTCCCGTTCGTGGCGATGGACCAGCATCAGGTGCTGGAAAATGACGGCGTGGCGATCCACGGCTTCGTGCACAATTTCTTTCTGTCGGTCTGGTCGGATTATCGCGGCGCGAAACAGGTCTGGACCGTGCTCGACGCGCTCTGGACCGGCCTGCACGAGCGGACGCTGCTGCTGGAGAACGGCGCCTACGTGCTCGGCCGCGTGACCGAGCAGCGCGCCGACCAGGACGCGGACGGCCTGACCTATCAGGGGAATTTGACTTTAAGGGTTCTGAGTAATCCTTTTTAGCGAGCTCGCTCTCGCGAGCGCGCGCTGCATCCGCAGCGCTTGTGGGCCCACTTGGCCGTGGGCCCCGGGTGCCTTCAGCGAGGCCTCAAATCTGGGTAAGGCGCGAAGCGCCGCAGGGGCCCGCGGCCAAGCGGGCCAAAAAGGCGGACGGAGGTCCGCCGTCTTAGCAAAGCGAGCCATGAACATGTCTACAAACCCGTTTGAGACGCACAATGCCGGGCTGTCCGGGCCGGCGCAGAAGCTGGTGAAGATCACCAAGTCCGACGACACGGACCTGGCGGACGGCGTTTGCCGGGCGCTGCTGGTCGGAACGGCCGGGACGGCGACGCTGCTGGACGCCACCGGCGCCGAGCGCGCCGACGTGCCGCTCCAGGCGGGCTACAACCCGATCGGCGTGCAGCGCGTAAAGACCGGCGGCACCGCCGACGACATCTGGGCGCTCTATTGATGCTCGGCCTGAATTTGCGGGTGCCGGACCTGTCCGTTCGCGCGGCAGGCGCGGCTGCGTTCGACCCTGCCTCGCTGTTCGACGGCGACACGGGCGCGGTCTACGATCTGAGCGACGGCTCGACGGTGTTTCAGGAAAGGACGAGCCCGTCCACGCCGTCCGGCGATGGCGATCCGATCGGGACGCTGAACGACATTTCGGGGAATGGAAATCATATTTCCGCGCCATCCGATGCGCAGAGGCCGACCTATTCGACAGACGGTTACGCCGAATCACCTACCACGGCGCGCCTCCTGCGCGGGACGTTCACACTGAACCAGACTGCCACGTTTGTGCTGGGCGTGCGGATGGTTGACTTTGTCAATGGTCGCTACCTCATGGACGGCGGCGCAGATCAAAGCGTTGTATTCTTGACGTCAGGCGGGGAGATACAGTTCTTTGCGGGCGCCAATCTTATTGGTGCGATCACAGTCAGCAACGGTGAAGATTTTGTCTTGACTGCACGGGCATCTGGCGCCACCAGCCGGGTCGCGAAAAATACAGGTTCGTATGCAACCGGCGATGCGGGCACCACAAATCCGCAAGGAATTTCGTTTTTTAGCAGGTTCAATGGTACAGACGCTTCAGATATTCGCCTCTACCGCGCCATCCTCATAGGCCGCGATCTGACCGACGCCGAAATCGCCGACGCCCGCACATGGTGTGCGGCGGGCTACGGGGGCTCACTCTGATGATTTTCGTTTCCAGCGCCCGGCCCGGATTGCGGCCCGGGCCAAAAGGCGGACGGACGCCCGCCGTCCGAGCAAAGCGAGGCTGAAAAATGGCGATCCTGTTTGCGGGCGGCGAGGCGGAGAGCTTCAACGTCATCGGCACGACGGCGCTTTATTCGTCGACCGACGCCAGCCATCACGACAGCACCTTCACGCGCGGCGCTATCGGCATCACCGGCACGACGACCTGCGATGTCGACCTGACATCCGGCGAGACCGAGCTTTGGGTGCATTTCGGCTGGGCCTATAATATGCGTCAGAGCTTCTGGTCGGCGGCCGAGGCGGATCCCATTCTGCGCCTGATCGACATGGCGACGGGCCGCGAGGTTGTCCGTGTTCGCATGGATACCAGCCCGTCAGACTACTCGCTCGGCTTTGAATATTGGGACGGCAGCGCCTACCAGTTCGTGCCGGGCGGCAGCATCATGGCGTCGGACACGTTCTACGAGCTGGATCTGCACTGCAAGATAGCCGATAGCGGTGGCGTGTTCCGCCTCTATGTCGACGGCACGCAGATCGCGGAATTTGTGGGCGATACGCTCAACTCCGGTTACACGTCGATCGATCGCGTCCGTTTCGGGTCGAACATTGGCTCCCGGTCGTCCACCGACTGGGGATCGCTGATCAGCCAAGTCGTTGTCGCCGACCAGGACACGCGCGGCATGAAAGTGGCGACGCTCAAGGTGACCGGCAATGGCAACAGCACCGGCTGGGATAACGACTACCAGAATGTCGACGAGGCCCTGGTCTACAGCGATAGCGATGTGATCATCTCCGACGCGGCGGGCGAGGTTGAGACGTACGAGCTGGGCAATCACGGCCTGTCCGACTACGTTGTGCTGGCGCTGGCGGTGAATGCGCGCGGTCTTCGCGGTGCGTCGGGGCCGCAGAATATTCAGCTCGCGGTTCGCATCGGCGGGACCGACTATTTCTCCGGGAACACCGGCCCGGGCACGACATTCGGGCCGCTCCGCAACATGTGGCCGCTGAACCCGGACACCTCGGCGGCCTGGACGCTTTCGGAGCTCGACAGCCTTGAAGCCGGCGTGAAGTCGGTGGCCTGATGCCTGTCATTTTTCTAACCTCCGGAACGTCCTGGACGGTCCCGGCGGATTGGAACGATAGCGACAATAGTATCGAGGTCATTGGCGCCGGCGGCGGCGGCGGACGTGGGGATTCGGCGAGCAATGACGGCTGCGGCGGCGGCGGCGGTGCTTATTCCAAGATCACCAATCTTAGTCTGACGCCGAGCTCCAGCGTTGATTATGAGGTCGGGACGGGCGGCGCCGCCGGCGCAGCCGAGGGCGACAGCGGCTCGGACGGCGGGGATGCCTGGTTCAATGGGGCCAATCTTGGCGCGTCCTCGGTGGGAGCAAAAGGCGGGGCGGGCGGTGGTCTTGGCGCCGGGAATGGCGGGGCCGGCGGTGCAGCTGCCAGCGGCGTCGGGACAACCAAGAATTCCGGTGGCGCCGGCGGCGCGCGTGAGGGCGGCGGCGGCGGTGCTGCCGGGCCTAATGGTGACGGCGCTGCAGGCGGCGCAGGTACTGGCGTAGGTAGTAGTGGCTCGGGCGGTGGCGGTGGTGCCGATGGCGGTTCGGCGGGCGCTGATGCGTCCTCTACAGACGGCGGCGCTGGCGGCAATAACCGCTTAGGGTCGGGCGGCGG